TTGGCATTTGTGGACAACCAAAATCATCAACAGGATAATCATTTCGTATTGTTGTTACATTTTCGTTTGATGTAGTTGTTGTAAATCCAGTATATTGTACTCCATGTATTGAAAATACGTTACTAGTCTCATAAACCGAAAATTGTTGTTGGTAAGTTCCTCCCGTTATTTGGAAAAATTGTTGTTGGAACTCACCCATATTAATTCTTTGGTCGGCAACATAAATATACTCGTTAAAATCAATTAACGCCTCAGGCGCACCAACCATCCTTAATAAACACTCAATAGATTTTCTTGTTCCTTTAGACTTAAATAACCAAGCGGAATTTAATATTAGGTTTCTATAGAATTGATAATTTAATTCTTCTGGTGTTTGACCTATTTGTAATCCGGCAAATGTGTTTGGTTGGTGTGTAAAGACCGCTTGTAATAATTCTTCGTTTGAAATTGGTGAAAAGTTTGTAGTCCACCCTAATGTTTGAGCTAAATTTTTAAGTAATTGTGATGGTATATCATTTTTAATTGTATAATGAACACTATTCATGTTTCCTAATGCGGTAATAAATTGTCTTGTCTCATCAAAACTTCTACCATATATTTGCAACAATTTCTCATATTTTTGATCTGGAGTGTCAAACTCTTTTAAGGCTCCTGTTGTTAAAAATCTTGAGATTATATTTGTATTGTAGGTATCTAAATTTATTGCGAAGTTATTGATCTTTATCAAATAGTTATCAAAACTAACTGACGTAATGTCCAAATTCCAAATACCACTCTTAGGGAAAGTGGCAAACGTACTAGTGATGGTATATGTCCCATCTTCATTTTGAATTGGCACTTTAAAGGTTGATGTGTAAGCCGGCGTAATTTGTCTGTTAAGTAAGAAGTTCTCAACAGGTGTAAAATCCATGTTAAACACCTTATTTACTTCATAATTGTTAGGTCTAATAACTAAATAATCGTAAGTTATTTGATTACCCTCGAAAGGATTACCATCAACAATCAACCTTAATTCTGTTGAGGTACTTGTTGTTGGGTATAAGTAATTTATAGGATACTCTATTCCATTTAAATATATTACATACTTCTTATAGTTTTCCGTCATATTTCTCAATACGGAAACCTCATTTTCTCTTAATAAAAAGTTTCTTGTCGCACTTTCAGTGTAATCAATATCAAATGGGTTTCTAATTGATGAAATACTAACCTCTAAGTAGGTCTCATTTTCTGTTTGGTTATATGAAATATTATGTGCTGTTTCTTGTGTTGAAAAAGTCGCTGTTTGTGGCGAAACTTCTAAACCAGCCGGAAAAAAATTAATAATCTTCGCTATTGATACTGAAAATCTTTTAACTAAAGAACCATATTGAGTAAAGTTCGTTACCTGAGATAAGTCATAATTAGGGTAAATCCTATAGTTTTTGGCAATTATTTCTCTTGATTCGGCAATTGTATCAATATTAATTGATTCCAAATTAATTGGTTCAGAAAACGCCCCAATAGTAAAAGTTCTATTCTGTTTTTCACTTATTCCGGTGGTAAAATTAAAATTTGCCTGAGTTAAACCACCACCAGCAACAAGTTGTACCCCAACTAAGTTGTTAGAGAACTGATTTGCTGCACTACTCTGTGGTGGACAAGTAAATTTATTTATTGCCATTATACGGTTATATTGTTAAATGCTTTTGAAAAATCAATGTTATTACCACGATCTTGTCTAACCTCATACAACAATGCGTTGAATTGGTCTTTAATTTCGTATAAGTTGTATTGTTTATATATATTATTACTAGAGTCGTAAATCGTATAGATACCATCTTCAATAGATTTGGTTTGATTACCATAAAGGGCAATTGCTAATGTCGAAATATCTTGATCTACGATTTCAATTTCAGTTGATATTGGATTAAAATATGTGTTTGTTATAATAATGTTTTGAGCCGGTTGACCAATAAATGGTGTCGCACTTGGTTTGTTTGTCGGTGATGAAGATGGTGAAAGAGTGCAGAATATTAAGTTAGTATTACCCTCAACATATCTATATCTAATTGATTTTTGTATTGTGTTTGTAAGATTTTGAACAACTGGTTCACAATAGAACGATGATGTTATAATTCTAAAGAAATTAGGTATTTTAGTCCCATCGGAGTTTAAATACTCAACTCTAAACCCAACCAATCCTTGGTTAACAAATTTATTTTTAAATTGTGTTGGAACATTTGTAATATCTATCACAATACCCTTAACATTTGGAAGTGAGGATAATACACCACAATCCGTAATGGAAGTTCTAATTTGAGCTGGTCTAATTAAAAGGGTATATATACCAAGTTTATTGAATTGGTCTGCAGGTAGTTTAAGGTTATATAAACCACCAAGTATTTCCACTGAACTACCACCTGTTGCCGTATTATTAAAATAGGGTCTTAGAACGTCTTGTGCGTTCAAAGTTGTTAGGATGAAATTTTGAGTATCATCTCTTGACTCTGTATAAGTCATTATGATTTCTACGTCCTCAGGACTAACATCACTGCCTCTTATTACACCATAGTTTCCCGTTGCCATCTTAAATTTGTTTTTTCTTTTTTATAAATAGTTATGTGGACACTTTTTTAATCGTAAAATATTTGTATCCATACTTTTCTAAATCACCCATATTATCAACTTCCCCTATTCTCATCACATTTTCTAATGGAGTGTTTTTACCCCTCTCAATATAAAGATTGGTAATAACCTCAGGTTGGTCAATAACATTTAATAAGGCCTCGTTTTTTGTTAACCCGGTCATTATTATCTCACCAGGAACATAACCATAAGAGTCAGTGACGTAAACCGTGTAATCATCATAATCAAGATAATTTACCCCATTGATTGTATATGCACTGTAAAGACCCGATGGATCAACACCCCAATAAGTTCCAACGGCTCCAGTGGTACCCGTTACTTGTATTCCTAATTTATATTTTCCTCCTGACAAATATATTTTTGGCCCAAACTGAGCAATATCATTTAAAGTGGATGTCGTATACCCACTAACCGGAAACGGCACTGATGTATAGTTGTATGAATAAAAGTCGTTAATATTCGTATTTGAGTCTCCCGAAAAGATATAATCATAACTGATAGGAGTTCCACTCCAACTGCCACCCGCAGGATAGAATACCATATTTCCTTCGGGGTTTGGGATAGTTACATTTGTGAACGGGGTGGTTACCGTTTTTTGAACTATTGATTTTCCCCAAGGAGAATTAGAGGTTAAAGTAATTGTATATGTGTTGTTTGCTGCAGGGTAAGTGTGACTGAGTGGTGAAATACCCAAAACCAATTGTTCTGGTGATCCATCCCCCCAATTTAAAGTATATGTTACCAACGATAAGAACTTTATGAGTTCAAGGTCTGAGGTGTTATAAAATATATACGTATATGGGTTAATTGTGTCTGCCGTTGTAATAAAATTATTCAACACTTCCTTTTGTAAAATAGCACCATCAAAGGGAGAATAATACCCTATATCAACAGTGCTTTCAGTTAACAAAAGATTAACAGTAAGTCCCGTTAGAAATGAAGTCCCTCCAGTATTTCCCGATAACACATAACTCATAGGTAGATAAACACCTGTAGTTCCTGTGGTAACGGTAATTGTTGTTGCTGATGTTAAACAACAAGGATCAATAATGGTCGTTATGTCTGTATCGCCAGTATAGTTAACAAAAACGATATCTGATTTAATATTCTCAGGAGAGACTATGAACTTATATTGTTGTAATTCCATTATGGGTTAACGTATTCATACCATTTTATCGGTGTTGTCGCACCACCAACCCTAAGATTGGTTGCCGTTGAGAACACTTCGTAAGTTTTAGTGTTGTAATCTAATTTAACTTTGTAGTAATAATAATCTGCATTGTTAAAGTTAAATTTGTTTGGTGTTATTTGAGTTTGTGGTGTGTTTGTCATTTGAACAAATACTCCGAGTCTTCCGTCAAAGAACTTACCTGTCATAAAAAATTCATTAATATCAACAAACTCCCTATTTCTTAACCAATAAATAAAGAACCCTTCTTTATCTCCAATATAATCCAATACCATTTGAGGTTTTTTAATTTCCACAGGTGGTAATGTTGGTGATAAAGTTACCGTTTCAGTTAAACCTTGTTGTACGGGTAATATTATTGATAAAAATATTTGTTGAGTCTTTTCGTTGTCAGTATCATAAAAATCTAATTTAAAAAATGATTTGGTAAAAGGTTTTGAATAGTAATATACATCCTGAACCGAAAACCCTTCATTTAAATATGACATACCCCAATTGGCACTTGTAACCGTAACCGCACTAATAGGACTTGCATTATCATAAAAATTAAATTCGTAGTTAATTGAGGTATCCTGATTTAAATCAATGTTATTTGCAAATCTTGCAATTTCAAAATCATTTGCCGACCCAATAACCTCTTTTATCATTTCAACCTCATATTCCTCAATACTATCTTCACGACCTAAGAAGTCCCAAGTCATGTTGATCGGAATATTCACATATTGATCTAAATCAGCTTTTACTATTTTTATTTTATTCGCATTCATCTACTGCCGGGTCTGCTATTGTTGTTATGTTCGGTGGAACCAATCCTATTGTTGCATAATCACTTGGTATATTATATGCCTCAGGGGTAACTCTAAATATTGTATTCTCATATGGATAATGTTTTCCGTTTAAGAATGGGTAATCAACCCCAATCCCATCAGTATCTACATATCCATATGGATACTTATCTCTCCATCTAAAAAGTGCTGATAATGTTGAGTAATATGCGTAATCCGGAATACCAACAACATTAACACCACTTCCTTCCTCTATATAATCGGAGAAGGATGATATTTCTATTGGGTTGTGTGGTTGATAGAAATAACCAGGTTGATTTTCGGGTGGCAAATCATTGTCCAATATAAACCAATTTTGGTTGTATTTTATTTTATGTTGGTGTGTTGAAATAACTCTCTCTAATTGTTCAAAATCATTCCATTCACAATAATCACCATCTAAGGTGTCTCCAGTTGTTAATAACTCATTATAAAAGAATTCGGTAGGAACATTATTAAATGTTGCATCACCAATCGCCGTGTAGTAAAATGATTGTGGTATGTTAGTATTTGAATTAACATTATTTTGATCCCACCATATTTGTGGTTTTCCACCCTCCAAATAAGTGTTAAAATGCCAACCTTGTTTCATATTACTTGTCCACCCCAAATATCCTCTCCAAATTGTTGTGAAAAATAAACTTGTTAATGGTCTTCTTTGGTTGTCCTGCAATCCGTTAATATCGATATCGCAATTAAATGAAAGGGTGTATGATCTAGCGCCTTCCTTTACAGATGTTCTTGCCTTTTGATTTGGTGTTAATGGTTTAATCTCACATTTTGTTTTATCACCATAAATGTTTTGTTCAAATCCAGCATTTACCAAAACAGAACACTCAGGAGTAGTTAATATTTTATGTCTTCTTATGTAATAAGAACTTACCGTATCTGAAGAATTTGCAAGATTTATAATCCTTTTGAAGGTTCCTTGTGTAAATTGTTGGAAAGTTGTTCCTATGTATCCAACATTTGCAATATTAAATATGTAGTCTTCAGATCCCGATCCACTATCCCCCAAACTTGAGACTTGGAATGAGTCTTGCGTTCCATAACTAATTGATAGTTGGACAAATTCCCCAACACTTAATCCATGCATCATAGGACACTTAAATGATATTTCTCTTAATTGGGCGTTTGACCCATTTAAAACTATGAATGGTAATCCATCACTGGCAACCCAAGTCCAATTAAATAATGTGTTGGGTTCAACAGCATATAGTGTTTTATTGTAATCATTTTCAAATGGATAGCTCATATAATGAGACCAATTATATGTTGTCGCACTAACATTTTTAAAAAGAATGTGGTTTTGTGGTGGTATTGTATATCCCGGAACATTATTATCTGTTCTAATAAAATCAAACTCAGGGTATTGTGGAAACCCTTCCCACGGAATTGTAGTCACAAACGGGTTTGGTGGCACATTAGAGGTATTACCAGTAGTACTAATACCTCCTGGGTAAGCCAAAATAGAATTACCTAAAGCATTTGTATAATATAAGTTATCCCTAAATGGTGAATATATTGATGTTCCAGTTAAGGCATTTTCAAATAAAACCGTAAATTTCGTAACCGGCCTAAATGTTGTCGATTCTTGTCTTTCTTGGTCAAATACTTCGGCAAGATTTAAATCAACAGATCTATCAAACTCAACAAGAT